AGCACACACCTATTTAACAGTATCGTATAGGTTTTTTTTAACAGTATATAACATAACAGCGTTATATCAGTATTACGACTAGCCACACAGTCAGTATAAGAACATATCGCACAACGTGAGTCGCTATATTAACATAGTGTTTTTTATAACAGCACACTGTATAACAGCGTTATTACGTGATTACGCCTAGCACGACAGTCAGTATATAAACATATATGAGATTCGCAGTGGGTATATAAACATATCACATTTCTACATGTATATCACTAGCGACATGTTAGTTATATATGAGTGTGTATTATACAGTATATGGTTAAGACACCTACTCACGCAACAGCAGAAATAACACTACCTGCTGGAGATGTTGTTGAGGTCTTACTACCTGCTAAAAGCACATGGGGCAAGGATAAAGTCAGCAAGGATGGCTTTTATGCACAGATAACCTCATTTGCCTACAATGGTAAGGTGTTTAAGGGCTCAATAATGATATATGAAATGGTATAGATAGCCGTTCATTATCCCTTCTTTTTTTTTATTAGCCGACTTTTTTTTATATACACGTGTATATCAGTATCACACCAAGTGCCCAAAATAGTCGGTATATAAACATATCGCCAAAGTAGTCACTATATAAACATGATGGTTCGTACATTACCGCACTGTACGGTACGCCCCAGAGTCAGTATATGAACATATCGCAAAAAGTAGTCAGTATATAAACATGCGGTCGTCATATCACTAGCGATACAATGCTTATATATGGTATGTGTATAGGGTGTATATGGTAAAATACAACGGTGTAATTGCTACCTTGACCTTTGCCTCAGGTGAAGTAATGGAAAACATTCCAGTGAGTGTTAAAGAGTTCAGTACAGGCACAAAAGGTTACTTTGCACAAATACCAAAAACCGTCATTGACGGTGAAGAAATCAACGGACAAATACAGATTTGGAAAGTTGGTTCAAAACCAAAGAAAGTTTAAACACTTTCACGCCCTTTTTTTTTGGAGCCTGGTTGTGGCAGGTGCGTATGGCGAAAAAACGGTTTTTAGGACATTACCAGATATATATAAGGTACGAGTTCAGAAACTCGTTAGAAACACACCTAGGCACAAACCTGAAAAAAAATTTGAACCATATAGGGATAGTACCCTTATATAAAAGGCTAAGAAAATTTAAGAGGCAGGCTTGGGATCTTCATTATTAATGCCGTCAGCAACCAAAGTACCCTGTATTCTGAACATGCATGACATGAGTTCGGGGAGGTTAAACTTGGTTCCATTACCCTTGTAATGCTCTCCAAACTTTCTGCTGCATGCTATGCATATGATATTTTCAAGGTCTTTTCGACTTAGACTCATCTCATATCATCCATTGAAAGGTTGTCTTCCATACGGTCAATCATGTCTTCAAGCAAGTGTTTGATAACTGATTTTCTGCCCTCGTCAAGCCATTCCTCATGAAGGAGTCTCAACAGGTCATGTATAGCACTTGCACTGGTCATCTAAATTCCTCTATGATATCCTCACTTATATACCTATCCTCCCAGATGTCTCTCTCCTTGTTAGCCTTGTCACGCTTGTATGCTATATAAAAAACGATGCCTATCGGCATCAAAACTATTGTACAGATAAAGAATATAGCCCAGTCATCAAGTTTCCACATGATATATCATAGATGTACTCTTATATATATCTACCCAATTTGTACGCCATTGATTATATCCATTACTGAACAGGCATGATTTTTCTCACATCTAAGACGTTTTAGTTTTAATAGAAATTCCCTTTCTTTTTGTGCCAAGTCCAAAAGGTCTTTTTCTACCAACTGTATTTGTTCATCAATTGATTGCATGTATGGTGTATGCATATGTTACTTATATATATAGCGAACAACTTATATACTTAAGTTTCTTTCTTAGGTTCATCGTCACGAAGATTACGCAGTTCCATCATCTTGTCCTCAAGCAGAAAGTGTAATTTCCAAAAGGTCTTGCGACTCTGTTCACCCATTCCCTTGTCTTCAACTTCGTCATACTTGTGATTAAACCACTTTAGTATCTCTGCAAAGTCTTCCATTTCCAGCTCCACCATAAATAACATCAAGTATATATACTATTAAAGTTTACCAATTGTATGTCTGCAAGCGAGAAAAATGAAAAAAAGGCAAAGCCTGTAATCAAGGATTCTCCACCAGACATAAAAACTTCTCCTAGTGGCAGCCCATGCACTTGTTCTGCTGATAAAGGCAGAGACATATACTGTACGTTACATGGTGGTTAGCCATAAGCATACTATCTAATTTTATTATAGGTCTAAAAAAGTCTTTCAGTGGAAAGGATTACCTTAGAGAAATAAATCAATGTGACAAATGTGGAAAGCCAAGCTTCTTTGACTCTTGCTTAAAATGCGAAGTAGATGAGGCATACAAAGGATACAATAAAAAAAGAGACTAGGGATTTAATCCAAAAACTTCTGCAAGTTCGCTTTCTAACACGTCAAATGCATGGTTGATGTTGTTTTGGTCAGCTGTTCCCATACATGCTACTTATATACTTATTATATAAAGGTTGTGCAATATTTAAAAGGTGCTTCGCACCTCGTGACAAAAACTATATATGTAGTGACAAATACTGACATGTATAATGGGTTTTCGTAAATCTTTCGCAGGTGCTTTAAGCAAACTTGGCTTTATAGAGAAATCTTACACGGAAACCACGACCAGACCTAGCGTTGCCCAGCCTTACATGTCCACCGACACAGGTGCAAAACTACCAATTTTCCCATTCCCACTCACCATGATTTATGAGTTGGCAGACAACATTGATGCTTTACGTATTCCTATTGAGACACTCAACCGTGAAATGTTTAAGAACGGCTTTGAGGTTGTAGAGAAATGGAAATACAAGTGCAACAACTGTAGCAAGGAATTCCAGTATGCACCTACCCCTGACAACCCTGACGAGCAGCCATTTGAGGCAAACGGAGACAATGCAACTTCTTCACACCCACGCAAAAAGAAGGCAGTTGCAGTACCAAAAGCACAGGCTTTGGTATGTGATACATGTGGAAGCAATGACTTGCTTAGACCTATACCAGAGCACCGTAAGACTTTGGAGAACTTGATGATGGAACCTGTAAACAGCAACCAACAGACTTTGGAAGACGTGGCACGTCAGTTGGAACGTGACTTTGAAATCGCAGACAACGCATATTTGCTTTTGCTTAAAAATTACAAGATAGACGATACCACTGGAGAGATAGATGCAGAAAAAACAATTATAAAAGAGATGCTAAGGATCGAGCCACCACAGGTGGCAATGATTGCCGACAGTGACGGCAGAATTGGCTATGACGACAAGCGAAACAAGATTTGGGTTTGCCCTAGATTTGAGCACAGGGATGCACGACTTACCACCCCAAAGTGTGACCGTTGTGGAGCACAGGCATTAAAGGCAGTTATCGAGGTTAACTCAGTTTATTCTATCGGCATTCCACAGCCTAAGCGTGTAATCTATGGCGAAGGCGAAGTTATTTGGAAGGCTGGAAAGTACAAGCCAAACTTGCTTTATGGATTTTCACCTATCTATTCCGTATGGTCAAAGGCTATGTCCCTCTCACATATGGACGAGTATATCAGAAAATACTTTGACAAGATGAGACCTCCACGAGGAATGCTTGTTATTTCATCAAGAAACTATGAGACATTTAGAAAGTCATGGGACGTACTTGAACAAAAGGCACAGGAAGATCCTTACATGATTCACCCACTTTTGGTTGAGAATGACAAGGGTGGAAAGAATCCTGCACAATGGTTAGACTTTACTGGATCACTTAAGGAGTTGGAATTTATCGAAGTAAGAAAGGAATTGAGAATGATTATCGGAGCTGTCTATGGCGTACTGCCATTCTATTACGGTGAAACCCCTGCTGGATGGAGTCAGGAAGGACTACAGGTTACAATTACAAACAGAGCAGTTCTATGGGGACAGGACACGTTAAAGAAGGCATTCTTTAGCAAGATTTCAAAGATGCTAAACATTGACGATTGGGAATTACAACTAAAGACTGGTGAGGAAACCGACAAGTTGAGAGACTTGCAGACTGACGGAATTGAAATACAGAACATGATGATGCTTCAACAGATGGGCTTTGAGATTAC